TTACTGTGAAACTATATAAATATTTTTGAATACATCTTCTGTTTTCTTTATTGCATGACCGTAAGTTTTAACAATCATCTCTATTGTTGCATGACCTGTCTGCTTAATAATATCATACGGTGAAATTCCTTTAGCTAAACATATTGAGATATAAGTATGTCTTGCTACATGTGCTGTGACATTCTTTTTAAGCGTTATTTTACCAGCAACCTTAAAGTAACGATTAGTTAAATTAGTTGTAGAGATAGGGGCAGTACGCCATGAGTTATAGGCAACATATTTACAACCATTAGCGTTTTTAAAAGCCTTACGCAGTAAATTAACAAGATATAAATTAGGCGGAATGTAAATTCTTCGATTACTAGAAAAGTTTTTTGTTTCTTTAATTCCGTAGCCTATTTCGGTAAGTCCCCACGCTTTATTAACTGTAACGTAAATAGAATTATCTGGTTGTATTTCTATATCATTCCAGTATAAAGCCTGTACTTCTTGAGGACGCATCCCCGTATTAAATAGTAAATGTATTATATGTTCTAGCCAATGTCCTCTAAAATAATCTAAAAATTTAGCTAATTCGTCTTCAGTGAGGCTTTCTTTGGGCTTACTACCTTTACCCTTATAGACAGGGTATTTGATGTTCTTATAGCCACTATACGTAATTAATTCATTAGCTAATAAATCGTCAAGTACTTGATTTAGAAATATTCTGGTACGAGGAATATTGCCATTGCCTTGCAATGTTTTGGTAAATTGCCTTATTTTTAGACCTGTTATATCTTTTATTTTTAAATCTTTAAAAAAGGGTTTTATAAATAATTTTAAAATATTTTGATAATCGCAATAGGTTTTATAGGCTAATTTTTTACTATTTAAAAATCTTTCGGCATAGAGAATAAAAGATTCTTCTTGTAAAGTTAATTCTTTTTTTTGAATAGCTGTTGATTCTTCAATAATTTGTTGTAAGAAAAACCCCTTTTCCCTATCTTTTATTATTTTCTCTCTGTAGTGTTGGGCTTCTTTTAAAGTATCAAAAGAAAAGTTATTTTGGTACATTATTTCTTGGCCATCTGGTGTAAAGCCTAAAGTTAAACCTCTAATGTAGTAATAATCTTTTCCTTTTGGTTTATAAATTTTTCCATTTTTAAATTTTTGAATAGCCATTGTATTTTTAACTCCCTTCTTTTAGGCTACTCTTTACTTTACTTAGTTATAGTATACTAGATAAGATTTATGAAATCAAAATAAATGTCTTTATATTAAAGAATTATTTTCTATGCTATAATAGATATGAACATTAATAAAAAATTATTAAAGATGTATAAAGTAGGTGATATAATGTTGCTATCAGAATTTTTGGATACAAATATTGAGAATAAAGAAGAAAATAAGGAAAATAAAAAGAAAACTGTAAATAACTTAATGTTTTATAAAGATTATAAGAATTTCTATGACTTAGCATATACATTACGCAAATCTAAAACGGACACAATTAATTTTTTAATGGAAAATTTTATTAAAACATATAGAGAAGATATAAAACAAATTAACGAATTATATAATAAAATATTACATGACGATGAAATTAATCAAGTAAAAGTAAGTATGTTTGTAGATATTAAATTATACGATAAATTGCTAGAAATAGAAGAATTTGAAAAATGGTCGCGGGTTCATACCTTAAGCCTTGCAGTAAATCTATTTGTGAATCAAAATGCATGGCTTATAATTTTAGAAGACCCAAAATTTAAAAAAATTAGTTCTGAAAAATTTATAAAATTTTATTACAAAAATAAATAGAACTTTTCCATTGATACGAAATATTTTCGCTTTTTATTGCGATTGTATTTCGTTCTTCTTTTGTTTAGAATTCAATATATATTCTTAGTTTTAAAGAAGATATATTGGCGAAGTGTGAAATCCGTACTATAATATGATTGTAGGAAGGAGATGAACAGGTTGGACATAAAAGACATAAGGGAATTAATAAAGCTAACCATAAAATAAGCATACAATAAAAAGGGCTGTAGCGATTGCTACAGCCTTATTTTTATTATTAAGATAAATACGATATAATAGTATCGTTGCCACCCCGTAAAATCTGGTAACAGAAAGGGGGTACAATTACAATGAATCGGAATAGGAAACGCTTCTTCTACGATATTGTAAAAAGTGTAATAGCTTCTATATTAGCTTATTACTTTATACAGTGGCTTAATATCGTAATCCGTGGCAACTAACTTTATAGCCACCGTCTGGCATTAACGTATAATGCAAGAAACCCCCAGAACCGCAATTTCTGGGGGTTTCGTTTTTGTACAATTACAATGAATCGCTTCTTGTGTATTTATTATAGCATAGATTTAAACTAATTTAAAGTACTTTAAAGTCAAATAAAAAAACACGGAATGGAACTCCGTGGCTTCTGTAGTACTTATGTACAATCTGCTATATCTATTTTATTCGATATTAGGTATATAAGAACATAATTTTTTATAGATACCCTTGTTACGTTCCATTATTTTTTATTCGCTTCTTGTAATGCTTCCCTAATTTTTTGAACGTCTTCTTCTGGTAAGCCTTTTCTTAATCCTTTTACAATACATTCTTGTAATTCAGATTCTGTAATCTGATTCTTATGTTGTTTGTTTCCAGAAACAACCTCTAAATTAATCTTCGTCATATTCTACCCTCATTTCAATTACTGGCGGTTCTGGTTTATGTCCGCGTAAGTAAGCCAAATTATAATAGATAGTCATTAAATTAGAATACATATATTCAACGTTATATATATTTGATGTATCATCAATCAACTCTCTTAGGCGTAAGAGGTCTTCTATTCCTTCTGAACTCCATTGACCGCTTAGTAATTCTTCTTCTATCATGCAGCGTAATTCAGATAAACACATGAGTATGTTTTCTAAGTTTTTTATCATCATTACTTTTCACCTCTAAACGCACCAACCAAGAAACCTAATAAAATAACTTCTGTATCTAAAGGGACGCGACCAACAACGCCCCAGAAGATACTACAAGCGATTAATAAGTGTAAGAAGCCACGTACCAAATCGCGAATATAATCCATATTAAGCCACCTTTCGAATACTTACGTTAAATAACTTAGCTAAATAATCTAATACTACTGAAAAAGGCATTCCAGATAATTCTTGTAGTACATTGAAAATGTCCGCACCTTTTTTATTACCATGTCCAGCACAATTAGGACTAAAGCAATAATAGCGGTAGCCGTCTACTTCGTTACCTATGATATTCGCACTAGCGATATTATCATCGTGTAAGATACAACGAAATAGTTGGCATTCTGGTAAGCCTAAAAAATCGGCTAAATTAATCGTCTTAGCGTATGATTTGAATTCATTGATAGTCATTGTACGTACGTCTTGCGTATCAACGCTTACAGCTTGTAATTTACTGATTGCTAAGATACGCGTATCAGAAATAGTAGCTGGCTTATGGTTATGTGATTTCTGGATTCTGGATTCTGGCTTTACTTCTGGGTATTTAGTTAAGTATTCTTCACATGCAGCCTTAACATAGCCTTCAAAATCGGTTAAACCAGATTCAAAGTCTTTTATGCTGTAGCGTACAGCGTTAGCGTCATAAATCATTACTTCATAGTCGCTATATTCGTTCCCTTTACGCCACGTAGTATAAGGCATACGCAATACACGGCTAGAATCACATACAGCCTTATCAGCAATCGCGAATGTATCAACCAATTTAGATTCTAAGGCTAACCATTCATCGCTACTTGTTTCTTCTATCGACCAAATACAATGAAAGCCGTTTCTTGTTTCTGTAATCATGGTTGGCACTAATCCAAAGGAATGGATTACAGCTAACATATCTACTTTACGTTTAGCGACTTCTTCAAGATTGAAGTACTTCCCGTTTTTGTCTTTACCAGCGTCAATATCAATAAACATGTTTCTGTAAGTTACAATATTGCCAGCTGAACGCTTACCATATTCGCTTGATTCATTAGCTAAAAAGAATTGATTAAATCCGTCAAAGCTATATACATCAGCTTCTTTATTGTTTAATACGTACTCTTTAAAAATAGATTCAAAACTTTCTTTTTCAGAAGTAGAACTTTCTTCGATTTCTTCTTCATCTTTAAGAAAAAATTCATCTGCTTTATTATGGTTGAATGTGCCGTATTGTCTATAATATTCATCTGTGAACATAGCTACAGTAGTATCGTCTAAGCGTTTATCTAAATCTTCTTTAAACAACCAATACGCAACAACTGTAATCGAATAAGACGGCTGTATAAATGCTGGATTGACATAGATAACGTTACGCGTCATATCGTTATTACTAATCCATTTATGGATTTTTAAAACATTGGCTTTTTTACAGCGTGAAAAGAAGTGCTTAAATGCACTATCAGACAATTCAAGAATTGCTTGTAAATCCTTACGCGTCATAGGTTTTTGACGTCGTGACTGTTTGTCATAGCAGTATAAAATGCTATCACTTTTCAAATGCTGGCTGATAATCATAGCGAAGTAGTAAATGTCCTTTTGTGTTAATCCTCTACTAATCGCGTCATAGCCAAAGCTGATTGACACTTTATCGCTGTAAAATCTGCCAGACTGTAAGCGACCTTCTTTCGTTACAAGTGTTTGTCTGGATTGAAAATATTTACTGTTATTGTCAGCATGTGTATATAATGAGTTAGTCATATAAAAATCCTCCGAAACTTCTTGAAATTTAAGATTAAATAGCCTTCAATATATAAGTCTATTTATTGCCAAATTGTACGTACTCAAATTCTTGTAATGCTTCTAAGCTTGATTCGCGTTTCTCTTTTTTCGCAAGTGATTGTGCTGTATGGTAAGAATATTCGCGTGTATTCTTACTATCTAGCCGATTAGTCGTACGCTGCTTTAAATACAATGAATCAATTAAGCAATCGTATTCATATTCAGACATATTATTTGTAGCGTATTCAACCATAGCTACGATTTCTGATTCTTCGTAATCTTCGTACGATTTGACGTTATTAATATCTTCTAAATTCCCGTAATTAAACTTCATCGCTACCCCCAAAGAAAGCATTGTCAAAATGTTTTAACGCTGTTTGATATACAGAATAAATCGTGTTCTTTTTGATTCCTAACTTATCGCCTACTTCATATTGTCTGTAGCCTTGAAAATGTATCATTTTTAAAATATAGCGATGACGTGCGTTTAACTTATCCAGTGCTGCGTTTATATCCGCCAGCGTTGCTACAAGCCCTACATGACTATAAGCACGTTCTTTCAAATAAATATAACTATCCAATACGCGTTTAGCTTTTGAAAAATCATTCTTCATAATAATTATTACCCCCTTAAAACTAGCTATACATAACACCAAATTCTTCAAATGACGAAATTTCTTCAAAATCAGACATACGAACCACGGCTTTTATAATTCCTTCTTCGTATAACACTTTTCGCGGAACAAGCCTTACAGCAGATTCGTATAAGACGCCGTCTGAATATGTTCCCTTAGTTTTAGTTCTTACATACTTAAATCGGTTGTCATGCTGGATTCTGGTAGCAAATTCTTTTAATTTTTTGCCGTCGTAAATGTAAACCCTATCAAGGCTAGTAAATACAGATACAACGAAATCAGCTTCCGTATAAAGCGACCAGCCTAAGCTATTTTTATTTGAGTTAGCTAATACTTCTATGCATTGATTTCCACTTTTATAACTATCAGTCTTTACTTCAATTTTGATTACATTAGAATTTAAAATATCATCTACATTATCAAAGGCTGCACAATACTCATCATTTACAAAATCAACGTCAATACTTCTGTACGCTTCTGTATCTGCCTTATATAAATCTTCACCAGCAACCAGCTTGTAGTATTCCTTAGTCCATGCTTCCCCTACATCGCCAATAACTAAACATTCATCAAAATTACGCAACATTAAATTCAATTAAAAACCCCCTATTCTGTAATAAAAAAAGAAGCTTCTACATATGTATTACTTGTGTACTATTGCTATACACATACATATATAAATGCTTCTAAAAACTTAAATTATTCAGTTGTATATGACTTTGTAATTCCCCCTTCTACTATATCCGTAAAATAGGCACTTTTTTGGGAGAAATGGCAAGTATAATTGCCAATATTGTTTAGTCCTTCACTATATCCGTAAATTGACTGATTTTTTGGGAGTATTAGACCGTATACGGGCTAATCTTTTTTGACCGTCTACTATAACTACAAAATCACGGTATAAAGAATATTCTTTGGGACAAATTGACACAAATAAAACACCTTTCTACTATATCCGAAAAACGGGGCTATTTTTGGTTGAATTGCTCAACTAACTGAGCAATTTTTAACCCTCAACTTTTCGATAACTGTTACAACTTATTTTTATAAATACCTATTCTGTATCTCTACTATATCCGTAGAATCAGCCTATTTTTGTCCGTGTTGGTTTAAAACTGAGCGACGATACTTTCTAACCAGAAAATAAAAAGTGCTTTTTTTTGACACTTTTCGGGGTAAAAAGTGCTTTTTTTTAGCACCTCTAAAAGTGCGATAAACCCTTGTAGTTACTGGATTCTTTACAAAAAAACTTACAATTTCACTTTAATATAATATAAGTGTATTTGTAACAAATCTTATTTTTAAAAACTAAAATGCACCTCTTTCTTTTTAAGTAAAAAAAACACCTTAAAAGGGGGAGAGAAGCATTCGCTTCGAACGAACTAATTTAATCTAAAATATTCTTAATCTTTAAGAATCTTTATTGAATGTAAACGCACGTTACGCGTACTAACTTTTTTCTTCTTTTTAAGGATTTTTATTTTAATCTATATAGAACTTTAATCGCGTAAATATACTTATATTATGAGAAGGTAAAGTCGCGGTTATCTTCGAATAAAAGACGTATCCGTTCCTATTTTCCTCCGAATAGGGGCGGATTCTTTTTATTAAAAATATTCTTAAATTTTAAGATTAAAGGTATAAAATGGCTAATCCTAAATTAAAATTTTTCTACAATTCCAAAGCGTGGAAAAAGACGGCGAATCAATTTCGGGAAAAGAAAAATTATATATGTTCTCTATGTAATAAACCAAACAGTAATGAAGTACATCATATAAGAGAGATAACAATAGACAACGTATCAGACCCGAATATAACACTTAATGAAGATAACCTAATACTACTATGTAAAGAATGTCACAACAAGCAACACAACCGATTCAAAGCCAGTACATCAGCTGTATCTGATAGGGTAGTCACATTTGATAGTAACGGGAATGTAGTCGCCTTATCTGATAGTAAGGACAAGGACTTTAATTACTAAGCATATCCCCCCTATTAAGTGAAAAATGAATTTAAAACAGAAGACCGTGCGGCACTCTTTTTCATATAAAATCTGATTTTTGTATCTGGTGTAGTCATGGCTATTACAAGTTATTATCGATGAATTATCAATTAGGAAGGTAACACATGGGAATAGAGAGAATAGAACCGTTTTATATAAATATAGACGGCAATACATACGACGTACTTAGCGTATTAATACATTGCGACCATATCGTAACAGTTAAGTTTGATAGCTTTTCAGACATGACTAAAGTAGCTGATTACATAGATAGACACGAACGGGCTACAGTATCTTTCGTGCCTAATAACCAACAAACACTTTTGTTTGAAGTCGTTGGTTTTTGCGATTGCGAATATGAGAACTCATTGCAACTGATTTACGAAAATATCGTCGTACCAGATAGCCTACGTATATTTAATTTATGAAAGGGGCAATATGGCAACATCGAATAAGTCACAAATAACGAAAGAAGCGAATAAGCTAAAAGCTGTATTCAAACCGCTATTAGACGATGATACATACGATATTGTAGAATCGCTTATCCTAAACGCTGCGTTTATGTCTGTAACGCTAAAGGAACTACAGCAAGACATTGCTATTAATGGCTGTACTGAACAGTACCAGAACGGGGCTAACCAACACGGAATAAAAGAATCTACATCAATCCGCGTATATAATGCAATGATTAAGAATTACAATACTACAGTTAAGAATTTAATTTCGTATTTACCAGATGATAGAAAGAAAGACACATCAGACGAATTAGAGAAGTTTTTAAGTCTGGGGAAAGGTTAAGTTATGGGCGACAATTACATAAAACAATATTACGCAGCTATTGAATCTGGCGATATTGTTGTAAGTAAAAAAGTCGCTGCTACTTATAAACACTTAGTCGATTTATTAGACGATGATAGCGAATACATTTACGACAATAATAAAGCCTTACACGTAATTAATTTCATTGAAACATTCTGTAAGCATGGAGAAGGTAAAATCGCTGGCAAGCCTTTTCTATTAGAACTTTGGCAAAAGGCTATGATTTCTGCTGTATTCGGATTCCTAAATAAAGAAACAGGATTACGGAAGTATAGAGAAGTCATTTTAATAATAGCCCGTAAGAACGGGAAATCAGCATTAGCTTCTGCTATTGCATTGTATATGCTGTATGCGGACGGGGAAGCTGGTTCTCAAATCTATTCAGCAGCCACGAAAAAAGACCAAGCTAAAATAATATGGGAATCATCAAAGAAGATGATTAACAAAAGCCAGCTTTTGAAGAAGCACGCTAAATTGTACATCAACGAAATAAAATGTACGCTGAATGACGGTATCTACAAACCTTTATCCTCTGATTCTAATACATTAGACGGGCTTAATGTCCATTGTTCCTTAATTGACGAATTACATGCGATTAAAGATAGGAATTTATACGACGTAATCATTGACGGTATGTCAGCACGATTACAACCATTGTCTATTATCACGTCTACGGCTGGTATGGTTCGCGACAATATTTACGATTTAAAATACGATGAATGTACGCGTATCATTAATGGCTATTCAGACGGTAGCTACAAAGACGAAGGCGTATTACCAATCATTTATGAATTGGATTCACGCGATGAAATAGACGACCCTACAAAGTGGTATAAAGCGAATCCGAACTTAGGTATTTCAAAACAACTTAGTTTTTTAGAATCATCGGTAAAGAAAGCGAAAGCGGATAGAAGGAATCTACCGAATACACTATGTAAAGACTTCAATATTCCAGTAAATGGCAATATGGCATTCTTTGATATGGACAAGATTATTAACGACGCTACGTTTGATATGGAAAGCCTTAGAAATTGTTACTACATAGGGGGCTGGGACTTATCGCAACAAGTAGACTTAACATCGGCTTGTATGCTATTTAAAAAGCCTAATGAACCTACTATATATGTTAAATCAATGTATTTCATTCCAGAAGAACGCCTAAAAGAGTACGAAGAAAGAGATAATAAGCCGTATTCGGCATGGGTAAATCGTGGCTTAGTGCGATTATCTAAAGGCAAAAACATAAATCCAATGGATATATTCGACTGGTATATCGACATGATGAACGAATATAATGTATTCCCTTATAAGTTCGGTTATGACAACTGGGGCAGCGGACAACTAGCAGAACAATTACAAATGCAATTCGGTAAAAACATTCTGGAAGTCGTACCGCAAGGTAAAAAGACATTAAGCGTACCTATGCAACGTATCAAAAATGAAATTGAAGATAAGAACATCAACTATAATAACAATCCAATCACAATATGGAATCTGGCTTGTGTAGAAGCAGATGTAGATATAAACGGAAATATACAACCGTCAAAAAATCGAAATAAAGACGGTATCAGAATCGACGGATTCGCAGCAATGTTAGACGCGTATACCGTCTTTTTAAATGATGAAGAAAATTATAGTTATATGAATTAAAGGGGGTACAACATGTTTGAATCTGTAATCTTCGGCTTATTAGTCTGGGCTATTGTAATAGCCTTATTTTTTTATATTGCCTTGCCTATCATTATGTATGTAAGCGTTTTTCTATGGGTATTCTTTACGGCGATTCTTCCGTATTACTGGCAACAATTAAAACGTAAAATCAGAAAGGACTAATTAATGTTTGAATTTAGAGGTATCGAAACGATTTTTAAGAATGCAATAAATACGATTCCTAATACGGCGAATCTGGATTCGGTGAAGTTATTAAATTCGTATCAGAATCAAATTACGCAATACAACGAATTAATCTATGACGATTTGACCGTTAATGCGTGTATTTCGACCATAGCAAGGCATGTAAGCAAGTTAAGACCCGTTCATATCCTAAGCGACGAAAACGGGCGTACAGTGCAAAATAGCAACATTAATACGCTACTAACACATCGACCAAATGAATTTATGACATCAACTGAATTTTTGTATAAGATTACTAGCCAGCTTCTTCTTTACGGCAACGCGTTTGTCTGGATAAAGAAAAATAAAGCTGGTTTTATTACTGGCTTCTATCCTTTGACATTCAGTAATTGCGAATTAAAAGAATACAAAGGTGAGTTGTGCTTGAAATTCCAATTTCACACAGGACAAACGGAAGTAATTTCTTACGATGAAATCATTCATTTACGGCACAACTACATAAACGACGACATCTTAGGACAACAAGCGAACAATAGCTTAAAACCTACATTAGAGAATCTATATAAGGCTAGACAGTCAATCGCTAATAAGGTACAAAACAGCGGTAACATTACAGGTATCTTAAAATTAGCTGGCAACCAGAAAGCCGCTGACTGGTACGAAAACGCCTTATCATGGGCTAAGAAGTTTAAAAACTATTCTTCTGAAACTGGTGGTATCGCTGCTATTGATTCGTCTGTAGAATTTCAGCCTATCGACCTAAAAGTAGAATCCGTAGAAGATTCACAATTAAAATTCCTACAAAACGAAGTATATTCTTACTTTGGATTAACAGAAAATATTATATCTGGCAACTATACGGAACAGGAGTGGCAAGCATTTTACGAATCTGTAATAGACCCTATTAAGATTCTTTTATCACAAGAATTTACAGCTAAAATTTTTAACGATACAGAATATAAGAACGGTAATTACATCGACTTTAATTCGAATCGTTTATCGTATGCTTCGACCACTAATAAAGTCGCTATGGTTAAAGAGTTAGGTGCATTAGGATTATTAACAATAAATGAATCGCGTGAAATCTTCGACTTACCGCCAGTAGAAAATGGCGAAAAACGCTTAGTATCACTTAACTACGTGAACGCCGATAAAGCGGACGAGTACCAACTAAAAGACTAACTTTTTCTTAAATCTTAAGAAAATTTCTTAATATGGACTAGTAGAAAGGAAGGTTTACACATGAACGATTTAGAGTATCGAAGTTTACACTCTTCTTCGATTGCTTCACTTGAAAATGACGAAATGTTAGTCGCTGGTTATGCAATCGTTTTTGATTCGCCTACGCTACTTTTTGAAGATGAAGTCGGAAATAAATATTATGAAGTCATTACAAAAGACGCTTTACTAAACTGTAATCTATCCGATGTCATTTTGCGTTACAACCATAACGACAACGCTACATTATTAGCCCGTACTAGCAATGGCACATTGAAGCTTGCTATTGATGATGTAGGATTGCATTTTGAAGCTGTATTAGCTAATACTCAAGCTGGACGCGATATTTACGAATTAATTAAGCGTGGCGACTTGTCTAAAATGTCTTTCGGCTTCTATGTAGACGCTGAAAAATTCGAAGGTAATACGCGTTATATTACAGCGTTAAACCGTGTTTTTGAACTAAGCATTGTTGATTTTCCAGCTTATAGCAATACTTGTATTGAAGCGATTTGCAGAAGCTTTGAAAACATCAAACAAGCAGAAATCGAAGAAGCAAAAACTAAACATCTACGTAATCAAGTAGAACTTTTGACGTACTAAATAGACTTATATATTGAAGATATTTTAGTATGTTTTTTTATTGGTTTTTTCTTGGATTTTAAGAAGAAAGGACATTCACTTAATGAATCGACTTAATGAAATTATGAATCGTAAATTAGAGATTCGAAAAACTATTGAAAATGCTGATTCCGAAGCATTACAAGCATTTAAAGAGGAGTTAGAAGCACTTAACAAAGAAGAAGCTGAACTTCGTAGTCGTGAAGCTATCTTAAACGAACTAAAGAACGACGACACTTTAGGCACTGATTTATTAGCAAAAGGAGAACAACGAAACATGAATTTTGAATCTATGGAATACCGTAAAGCATTTATGGAATATGTTACTAAAGGAACTGAAATTCCTAGCGAATTCCGTGCATTAAATCCAGCTATTACAGCTGATAACGGGGCTGTATTGCCAACAGCTGTATTAAACGAAATCGTTACTAAACTAGAAGCATTCGGCGATATTTTACCGCGTGTACGTCGTGTAGCGTTTCCAGCTGGCGTAGTAGTCCCAGAAATGGCTACCGTATTTACGGCTAAATGGCAAAACGAAAATGCTAAAGCAGAAGGCGATAAAGCCGTTACAGGTGCTATTACATTCAACGCGTATCAACTTCGCTGTTCCGCTGGCGTTTCCTTCCAAATGGACGTACGTTCTTTATCCGCGTTTGAAGCAACTTTAATTAAAAATGTTAGCGACGCTATGGGGAAAGCCCTAGAAAAAGCTATCGTAGCTGGTTCTGGCGTTGGACAACCTACAGGTATTTTGAAAGCTACACCAGTAGCCACTGTTACAGTTGGTAGCGAATTCAAAGTAGCAGATATTGTAAAAATTGTAAAAGCGATTCCTTCCGCGTATAAAGCAAGTTCTGTACTTATCATGAACGAAGGTACAGCTTTATCTCTAATCAGTGCAACAGATAACGCTAATCGTGCGATTGGTTCTGTAGCTACCGATTTAAGCGGAAAACCTCAATATAAAGTATTCGGTAAACAAATTGTATTAACTGATGAATTACCAGACATCGACGCTGCGGCTGCTGGCGACACTGTAATTTTAGGCTTTGATTTAAGCCGTTACATGCTTAATACAGCGTATGATGTAGATTTACGTACTTACATCGACAATGAAACACGTGCAAAAGTTTATGATTCTGTAGCACTTGTTGACGGTAAAGTCGTAGACGCTAACGGCTTAGTATTCGTAAACAAAGCAGCTGCGAAATAAGGTACTAAACTATGATTAGCCTATCGGAAGTAAAAAACTACTTACGAATCGACTACGACTTAGTAGACGAAGATAAACAAGTAGAACTATTAATTAACGCTGCGATAGGATATATCGAATCAACGACAGGCAAGAAGTATGTAGAGGATTCCGAAATTATGGATACGCTTTTACTACTTCTTGTTAGTCATTGGTACAGTAATAGAAACATGGCTAATAAATCTACGGCAATATTGGAATTTCCACATACGATTACTTCATTGATTCATACCATAAAATATAACACCAGTTATAAGGCGGTGGAATCATGATTACAAATGCTGGCAGATTAAATAAGCGAATCGAGATTCACGTTAAAAAACAGGGTACAACAGACAAGGGCTTTTCCTCAATCAAAGAAGAAAAGCTTTTTTCTTGCTGGGCTTCTGTACAGCCGATTCGTGCGTCTGAAATCTTAGACAATGAAACGTTACAGAATACGGAAACAGTAAAATTCGTTATTCGGTATCGTAAGAATCTTGATTCTAACATGACTATCTATTACAACGGTTCACCGTATCAAATCACAGCGATTATAAACCCCTTTGGAGACAATGAATCGCTTGAAATATTAGCCGATAAAAAATCACGGGGTAAAGAATCAAATAACAAAACGATAGGGGGTACGACTAAATGGCAGAATTCAAACTTTTAAAAATTGATGAATTACAAGATAACATCAAAAAGGCTATTAGCGAACACCCCAAAGAAGCAGAAAAGACGCTTAATAAAGTAGGGCTTGAATTAAAAAAAGAACTAACTAAAGAATCGAAAAAATACGCTTCTGGACGAGAACATAAACGTTCATTAGCTAAAAGCTGGCACAAGAAAGTTGTAGGCGATAGCCTTAGTAATTTAGAAGCCCAAGTATGGAGTACAGCCCCACATGTAGGGCTTGTAGACAGAGGACATAAAATTGTTACTAAAAACGGCAATACAGTAGGCTATGTCCAAGGTAAACATTTTATTGATAAGACATCAAAAGATGTTGGTAACGACGTACTACCAGCTGAATTAGAAAAGTATTTAAAACGTTTGAAAAAGAAAATAGAGGGCTAGACAATGTTACAACAGATTTCAATTCTTGAATCTGTACGCGATAGGCTTCAAGAATCCTATAAACTTCCAGTCTATTTAGACGAAGTTAAAGAAGGCTTTGAAAGCCCTTGTTTTTTTCTTAAAGCCTTGAAAACGACTTCACCTTATACAAAGTATCTGAATCATAATCGAATCACGATTTATATTACATTCTTTTCGGAAAAGGGAAGTACGCCAGCTGAACAACTATATCAGATTCAAGACGATTTAAACGACATGTTCTTTAAGGTTCTGTTCATAAAAAACAGGGCATTACAACCAGAAAATTTATCTTATGAGATTCAAGGCGATGACAGCGACATCGTCTTTTTTTCATTTGATTTGAATTATTACGACGGTATCGCCAAACCAGAACCAGAAGAACTAATGAACAATCTTTATTTAACAGAAAGGATTTAGAGAATGGGCTTACCTAGTATTTCTATTTCATATCGCGAACGCGGTATTACCGCTATTGAACGTGCTAAACGTGGCATTATTTTATTATTGTTACATGATACAGTACCAAGCGGTTCAGCGAATGCATATGTAAAACATACGGTTTTCGATAATGACGACATTCCAGCTGAATTATCCGAAGAAAATAAGAAACAAATTGAACTAGCTTTAATCGGCTATCAAACAACACCTTATAAAATTATTCCGTTAGTTTTTGCCGAAAGTACAAGCATTAATGACATGTTAAAGGTGGCAGAATCTATTAAGTTTACTTACTTAGTATATCCAGAAGCAGACGAAGACGCAGCGGCTACTATTGCGACATGGATTAAAGCACAACGTACGCAAAAGGATAACCAGTTAAAAGCTGTTTTATACAAACAAGCAGCGGACAATGAAGGCGTAATCAATGTTACGAATAGCTGGTTTAAAGTTGGTAGTAAACAGTATACAGGGGCTGAATATTGTTCCCGTATTGCTGGCTTAATCTGCGGAACACCAGCAAAAATTAGCTGTACTTACGCCCCACTACCAGAAGTAACAGAAGTTGAATTCGTGGATAAAGAAACTCTTGATTCCCGTATCGACAAAGGCGAATTCGTTGTATTTGATGACGGCGAAAAAATTAAAGTTGCACGTGGCGTTAATAGCTTTATTACTACTATTGAAGGTAAAGGAAAGTCCTTCAAAAAGATTAAGCTTGTAGAATTAATGGACATGATTCATGACGACATCAAAAAAACAGCCGAAGATAATTACTTAGGCAAATACGCGAATAGCTACGACAATCGTTCTTTATTGATTACCGCAATCAACGGCTACTTCTTAGAATTAGAACGTGACGGTTTGTTAGAAAAGAACCAGAATGAAGCTTCTATCAACTTAGAAAATACTAAGATTTATTTGATGAAAAACGGACGTCGTACAAAAGAAGAATTGGCTAAAATGTCTGAAATTCAACTTAAGTACGAAAACATTGGCGACAATGTGTTCTTAACAGCTTCATTATCTATGCTAGACGCTATCGAAAACATTGATTTACCAATCAATATTTAAGTGATTTTTCTTAAGTTTTAAGAAGAAAGGACTAATTAATACATGCAAAATGTAACAGGTAATAAAGTCATGGCTGGTCGTCATGGCGAAGTATGGGTAGACGACCACTATTTAGGCGAAATCATGGAATTTAAAGCTACTGTAACACTTGATAAAGCAGAAGTTAAGCTTATCAAACATCAAGCAAAATCTTATAAAGTAACAGGCTATACGGCTAAAGGTAGTATTAAATTCCATAAAGTAGATAGCTACTTCTTACGCAAAATGAACGATAAAATTAAGGAAGGGAAACAACCTATCTTTACTATCGTATCTAAGATTAGCGACCCAGACGCCGTAGGCGAAGAACGCGTAGTAGTTCGCGACGCTACTTTCGATGAATTAGTATTGGCTGATTGGTCAGTAGATAAAATCTTAGAAGAAAGCTATAACTTTACGTTTTCTGAATGGGACATTTTAGACACCGCAACAGGTGAATAATAGGGGGGCTTTTTAGCCCCTCTTTTTTTCTTGAATTTTAAGAAGAAAGGGAATATAAAAAATGGCTACTGAATTAAATTTAATTGATGTCTTGTTACAGCAAGACGCAGCAACATTACTACAGCAAGAAACCGAAGAATACGAAGTAAAATCGTTAACGCGTAAAACAGGTAAAAAGTTTGTACTTACATTGCAAGGACTTAATACAGATATGTTTATGAAGATTCGCAATCAATGTACTGCTAAAAATAAGAAGGGTAAAGAAGAATTAAACGAATCTAAATTTAGTGCGAAAATCCTTCTTGAAGGCATTAAAAAACCAGACTTTCACAGTATGAAACTTGCCGAACATTTTAATGTAGGTACACCAGAAGAAATAATGACAAAGTTATTCAATGCTGGCGAAACAAACGAAATCGCTAAACGTATCAATGTACTTTCGGGGCAAGTAGTAGATGTTGACGACGACATCGACGTAGACGAAGAAATAAAAAACTAATTGAAACCGATAGGAATACACAAACAGCCTATTATTTATATAGGTTACATGGGCTATTACCGCACGAATATTATTCGTTGCCTATCGGTGAAAGATTAATCGTATCTGCGTTCGTTTCTTATGAATTGAATCAGTTAAGAGAAGAAGCTGATTCTATTAAGAATTAAGAGGTGATTTATTGGCAACTGTAATTGACGCTATTATCAAGCTACAAGACGACATGTCAGCCAAATTAAAGCGGATAAATAACAACTTAAAACAAACTGAAAGCATGGCTAAGCGTGTAAATAGAAGCGTTGCTTCAATGGGTAAAGGCTTCAATAGTGCTGCTTCTGCTATGCAACCGTTCGCCCTTGCAGCCGTTGCCGTAGCTGGTACAGCGATTACAGCTTACGCCAGCTTTGATACTAAGTATCACGCCTTTTTAAATAAATTATCCGATGATACTAAAAAACATACGGAAATTAGCCAAGACGCCTTTTACAAAATGGGGACGAAAGTAGCTGTACCACTTGAAACATTAATTGGCGTTGCAGACCAAATAGGCGGTGCAATCGACGGCTTAAACGGCAAGGAAATAAACGAACTTACAGAATCTGTATCACGTTTCGCGGTGGCTACTGATACACAAGCAGACGTAGCAGCTTTAATGTTTACAAATACTATGAATAGCTTCGGCTTATCTGTAAAAGATGTTCCGCACATGCTAGACGGTATTACACAGGCTTCTAACTTATCATCGGCTAATGTTGACGACTTAGCGGAAGCCCTAAAAATGACATCTACATCAGCAAATAGTATGAATCAAACATTAGATACTACACTAGCTTCATTAGCTACTTTAGCGAACAACGGCTTAAAAGGTTCTATGGCTGGTACTGGCTTATCTAACATTTTTGAACGTATGGCGAATCCTAAGTTTTCTGCTGTACTTACAGACATGGGAATTCAGTTATTCGACACTTCGGGAAACATGCGACAATTAACAGACGTTGCAGAAGAATTTAACCGTGTTACAGCTGGTATGAGTGGCGTTCAAAAACAATCATTAGCATTAGAAGCATTCGGCGACCAAGGTTCGCGTGCGTTCCTTCTTTTAGCTAATAACTTAGACGCTTATAAGAAGAATTTAGCAGCGGTACAGGATTCACAAGGGGCAGCCAACAAAGCGTATGATGAAATGAAACAGTCATTAGGCGGAAGCCTTGAAATCGCTAAAAATAATGCTATGGCGATTCTGTATAAAATCGGCGAAAAACTAGCCCCAACAATAAAAGTATTGGTGGAAGAATTTTCTAAATTTACTGAAAAAATCTTAGATAATAACGACGGTACTATCGACTTAGCAATTACATTAGGTAAATTAGTTATTGGTACATTCGCCGTTACTAAGGGTATCGGCTTAGCCTTAACTGGTTTGTCCGCTGCGTCTGGTGGCGTATTATCGTTCGCTTCTGCTTGTGCTAAAGCTGGTGGCATTGTTCCTATGATTTTCGGACGTGTAAGTTTAGTATTTAGAACCTTTGGTTCATTAATTAAAAATGTAGGCGTAATCTTTAAATTATTCGGTATGGACTTCGCACGAATCGGCTTAACTATTGCCCGTGGCTTAATGTCCTTTATGTCCGTTGGCGGTAAAGTATTTATGTTTTTGATTCGTGGTATAACGTTATTAGGGCGTGCTTTCATGGCTAACCCTATCGGACTTGCGATTACTGTAATTATTGGCATTATTTACTTACTCTATACCAACTGGGACACTGTAGTAAAATACGTGGACATCGGTATTAAGTGGCTTAGTAATGAATTCCAATTCTTGAAAAACACAACAGTAAACGCGTTTAACTATATCGTAAATGGCGTTATGTCCTTTATTAATTACTTAGGCGACTTACTAGCTTATATTGGCGGTGCGTTTATGTCTGGTTTTATGGGGGCATGGCAAGCCGTAAGCGACTTCTTTAATGGAATCTGGAACGGCATGGTATCTACTGTTTCTGGAGTAGTTGACACTGTAAAAGGCTTAATCAATCAGATTATTTCAGTTTTAAATGGCGTCAGCTTCACTGTTCCCGATTGGGTACCGTCATTCGGTGGACAAAACTTTAGCTTGAATATTCCGTTACTCTTTACTGGTGCTGAAAACTGGAAAGGCGGACTAGCTAAGATTCACGACCAAGGCGGCGAAATTGTAGATTTACCGCAAGGTACAAGAGTAATTCCACATGATAAGTCAATCAAAGAAGCACGCGATTTAGGACGTTCAGAAGGGCAATTACTCAACGCTAAACGTTCTGGTATATCAATCGCTATAGCTAAAGTCGCTGATTCAATCGTAATTAGAGAAGACGCTGATTTAGATAAATTAATGACTAAGTTAACAGAAACATTAGAATCGTATGCTATTAATGCTGTAGAAGGGGCTGTATAATGAGTATTTTTTCTAGTTCAACAAAAGAAACAATGATAAATAAAGCCTTACAGTACCTTCTGGGCAATAGCGACGGTACAGTAGGGGCAGAAGACGGCGAAGTAGTCATTTCTGGCGTATCTGGAACGGTGAAACTACCCGTTCCGCCAGAATCCTATGAAGTAGCCGTTTCTTCACTACATCAAAAAGTAAATATCCAGTCATTAGGCGAATTAAATATGTTAGGTAAAACAGGGCTTCGGACAATATCATTCACGACATTTTTACCAAATCAAGACTATACATTCGCGAATGCTGTAGATACAGCAGAATACATTAAAAACATAGAATCATTACGTACAGCTACATCACCATGTCATTTACTTATTGGTGGTACTACAGTAGATTTTGACGTTACGATAGATTCATTTACTTATTCTGAATCTGGGGGCGGTGGCGACATCACTATCGCCCTTTCATTTTCTGAATATAAGAAAATAAACGAAGTAGACAAATCAGTAGTTGATGAAAAAACTGGACTGAATCAACGTAATACGACCGCACTAAAAAAAGTAGCTACTAATTTACAGTATCGTAAGCATGATACACCGTTAACATTCTTAAATCGTGCATTATCTAAAACCAATGCAAAAGGTTTAGACGAAAACCAAGCCAAATATTTAAGCTATGGTAAATCGCTAGTAAAGTCCGCTAGTGGTACAGGCGTATCATTTAACATTGGCGATACAATAAATTTCAAGCGTAATAAAAACAATACATTATCTGCGGTAGTAAATAATAAAGAATTAGCACTAAAAGAAGATAAGCAAGTTTTTAATTCGGATAGGAAAGGATAGTTAGTTATGGGCAGCTTCAAATTCTTAGTCAATGACAAAGATATAACTAACTACATTATTTCGTTTTCATGGAGTGGCGATAATTCACAAGCTGGACGTAAGTTAGAATTCACTGTAGCATTCAATAATGTTACTAAGGATAGTACATTTACAAATCCTTATATTATAGCTGGTGATAAAATTACGGTTAAGTATATTCTTAATTCCGATTCTATGACACCAGAAGAATTTATACTGTTTAAAGGGCAAGTCTGGTTAACAAGTCGTAATACTCCTGGCTATGATAAATCATTTACAGCGTATGACAATATTATCTTTTTAGCAAAATCAAAGCTAAACAAGAAATTTCAAAACGCTACTGTATATGACGTATTAAAACAGGTTGCGAATGAGTTCGGTATGAATATCCTTCTTGATGAAGGTATCACGCTAGACGCAAAAGGCGACTTTATAGCAGATAATATGTCTGGTACTGAAATCTTCAAGAAGGCATTAGACATACAATCAGCTAAAGACAATAAAAAGTACTGTATTATGGCACTAGATGAAAACAACAATATCGTAATTGGCTATAATGGCGGTAAAGAAGTAGAAAACTTTAGTCTTACAGATACTACAAACGTTTTCAGTTCGTCACATTCCGAATCGCTAGAAAACCTTGTATCTATGGTTTACATTGCAGATAATAACGGCAATACAACAGCTTCTAATGTAGTCCAATCCGATTATGGCTTACAGCATTACGGGAAAGTAACACAAATCTATAAGCCAGATAAGAAAGTAGATACAGCGACGGCTTCACGTGCATTACTACATTCAGTAGACTATGAATCAAGTTTAGAAGCTATTGGTAATATCTTCTGTGTAGCTGGTAAATCGGTAACGATTCAAGAAGAAAACCTAAAAGGAAAGTTCTTCATCAAATCCGATTCACATAGTTTTAGTTACGGACAACATACAATGAGATTGTCCCTAGATTTTACGTCATTACATTAGCTGTAAGCGATTTTAAATAACGCCCTTAACACTTTATACCTAAAAAAAGAAAAAGCCCCTCCAAGGGGCTATTCTCATATATTATCATTTATAAGGCTTTCAAAAAGCCAGTCATAGCAAGGCTTTTCAGACACCTAAAAATTTAATTATTTAGGCTATACTTTTCTATTAAAGAATTTAGTTGATGACGGATTGCGTTCGTATCAGTTGTTACGTTACGCCACTTATGAATAATGTTAGTATCTGTTTGACGACTATATAAGTTAGCTACATCGCTTTCATGGTTCTGATTATATCGTTCTGGATTGAAGTACACTACTTCGATTATATCTGTTTCTAAATCGTATATGCTATATACTTCATAACCATTTAAACCACGACTACGAATTGTTTGTAACAGTTTTCTGATTCCTTTAAACTTTCGTTCCATAGCGATTTACCTTTCTAAATTCTAGTACATTATCAACTTCGATATTACTAGCGTGGATTTCATTCAAGAAATCATCTACAGTTATTGATGTAAGTTCGTCTTGTACCTTTTTGTACTGGCGGACAAAAGACGCTTTCAAAATATCACGATATGCGTACTTAGTCATTGTATCACGACTAAAATACCATTCGACGATTATACCGTCTTTCTTTTCAAGCTGGATAGTTGATTCACGTTCTATTGTATTGTCCGCTAATTCTGATTCAATTTCTTTAATAAAAGCGGTATACATCATGCTGATTAACCAATGTTTATACATTTTCCATAAGTAAACATTTAATTCTTTGTCTGGCTTTTCCCAGTCAATCAATGTTGAACGTGGTATTTCTAATTCAGCAGAAACAATTGGTAATGTTAGCCTAAAACCATTTCGCAAATTTTTAGCTTCTATCATTTTCACCAGTCCTTACTATATATAAAAATTTATGAATTTCGTTACAGGTTTTATTCAGAACTTCCATTAATGTTACTATGTCTGGGCTAATGTGAACGTCTGAAAGTGCGGATTCTAATAATGACAATCTATGACTAATGTTGTCTATATCTTCTGTATTAGCAGCGATATATAATTCGTCGGCTAATTTAAACAGTATTGTACTTAGTCCGAATTCTTCATTGATTAAAACGCGTAATCCTTCGCTTCTATCTTTGATTTTTTGAAGTGCATTTTCTGGCGTATTCTTTTTTAATTTAATAGCACGCTTACCGATTTTGACGACGTATTCGTCATTAGCTAATGGCTGCTGAATACCTTGTATGCGATTTAAAAACCTTACTAAGTATTCATCATCTAATGAAGGTACATTAAATACACGATTATTATAATGGTAAATGCTATACGTACCGTTTTTAAGACATTTTAAACTGTATTTCTTTTGCTTAGACAATATTTTTTGTACTTGTTCCAATGTCATTATTGACACCTCATTTCTTACTTTGTATTGTAGTATGATTTTCGCACTATGTCAAGAAAAAATATTCTTAAATATGAAGAAAAAGACGCCTTTTACAGCGTCTTAATTCATTACATTAATTCGGTTGATAGTACGTATTCAGAATGACCCCCTTCGATTAAAGCGTTGTTTAAAAAGAGAACTTCTTCGGCGTCAAAGCCGATGTATTTATCGTCACCAGCTACGAAATAATCTACGGTTACATCTTCTAAAGCGTCTACAATATCTAATACGGCGACGTAATATTCGTCTTGTAGATATTGCATTGCTTGATTCTTCAAAGTCTGGCGATGTATTACAATACCTTCATTCTCTAACATTTCAATGTATTTAGCTAATAATTGTTTCTGTAACATGTGTTGACCCCCTATAAGACAAAGTGTTTACTGTTTTTAAAAATCCAACCAGAGATACTATTACCAGCAAGTATTTTATAATCGTGAAGCATATCTTTTGCTTCCTTTTTACTATTGCATGGGATAATTTCGCCAGAAGTTAAAACTAAAATCCATTTAGAACCGATTTTCATAATTAAGCCCCTTTCTTAGCATAAGAAATAACTGGTTGAGTGATTTCGTAAACGTTAGCTACTATATCGTCTGATTGATTCATCAGTATTGTACAAATACCTTTTGCTTCTTCAAACGTTTTAGCTACCTTTGATTTAATTTCTAATCCGTCGCGATAACTTATTAAATACTGTTTCATAGTTAAAACCCCTTTCTTTTTATTCGCGTTTCCTTAACTATGATGTAATTATAGTGCGAATTTCATTCTATGTCAATATAAAATATTCTTAAATTTAAAGAATATTTTAAAATTATTTTTAGAAAGGCACTAATAAATGAAAGAAAATCCTTATTCTAAGCTGCTTACTATTATGAATGGTGTATCGCAAAATAACCAATCGCCACTAATGGCAATAGGTAAAATCATAGCCCCACCGCCAGAGATTCAAGTAGCATATAAAGACTTTATTTTAGATAAAAACGATGTATGGATAAGTGAGTATTTACTAATTGGATATGAAAGAACAGCAAAAGGCGTAATTACATCAGAAACGCAGCCGCGTGGCGGTGGCGGTGGTTATGCAGCCTTCGAAAGTCATACACACGCTATAGACAATCCATACACGGATAACATTATATACACGGATACGTTAAAAGCTGGTGACTACGTATCAATACAGCCCTTACAACAGACGGAAGGGACAAGCCAGCAATACATTATTTTAGATAAAATAGTTCATTTATAGAAAGGTGATTCAATGGCTAATCCATTTATTACAAGTACAAGCGACGATACTACTACAATCGTATCTTCTGAATTGCCACTCTTTATTGAATATGCATTTGATTTCAAAACCGATAGGTTTATAAAAGACGATAACGGACAACACGTTATAGTAACAGGTAATGAAGCATTGAAGGTATGGATTTACAAGACGCTAAAAACTGAACGGTGGCGTTATGTTGCTTATCATAGTGCCTATGGCATTGAGTTAGAAAAGTATATCGGACAACCAAATATAAAGGCTACAGCAGACGCTATGAAAGCCGATATTATAGAAGGCTTATTGATAAATCCTTACATTATTTCAATAGATAAAATCGAAACAACCAAGCAAGAAAACGACTTAGTAGAACTTACTATTACGTTAACTACAGTTTATTCAAACTTAACAGCAACGTTTATAGTTTAGAAAGGGGCATACATGGCAGATATTTTTAAGTCGCAAGACGTCAATACGATTCAATCGCGATTAGTTAATTACATAAAAGAACATGGTAACGAAGAATCGGTTATCGAAGGTACTTTTAAGCGTGATTTAATCAACGCTAATTCAGAAGAATACAAGAATACATACTGGGAGATGGATTTAATCCGTGACGCTGTATTCGCTAAAACGTCATGGGGCGACTATCTTACTGAACGCTGTAGCGACTTTGGCGTTGATAGAAAAGTAGCTGTAAAATCACATGGCGAAGTCAAGGTAACAGGGCAAGCTATGGCGTGGATTCCAGAACGAAGCCTATTCCAATCTAAAAGCGGTTTAAAGTTTTACACTACAGAAGAAAGTTATATTAACGACGACGGCTACGCTGTTATACCTATTGAAGCTGAATTTGAAGGCGTTGATTATAACTTAGAGGAAAACCAAATAACGTTGATTCCTATGTCTATTGGTGGCGTAAGTACTGTTACGAATGAAAAGCCTACCATAGACGGATTCGACCGCGAAACAGACGAAGCATTATATAATCGCTACTATGAATATATTCGCTTACCAGCTACCAGCGGAAACGTATTCCATTACAATAATTGGACTACATCAGTATCTGGCGTTGGTGGCTGTAAAGTAGTAGAAGAACAATATGGGGCTGGGACTGTAGGCATTGCGATTATAGATAGTAACGGCGACAAAGCTAGTCAAGACTTAATCGATAAAGTAAAAGCTTACATCGAGACAGTACGACCAGTAGGGGCTAAAGTAACAGTAACAACACCAGATATTCAGACTATCAACATTGTAGTAAATGGCGTTGTTGGTGCTGGCACAACAGACGCGTTTAAAACTGTTCTTTCTGATTACTTCCGTAAATTCGGATTTAGGCTTGAAAAGGTATCTTCTGCGACGATTGCCAAACAGCTATTTAATGCTGGTTATACCGATTATGATTCTATTACGTTAAACGGTAGAAACAATTCTGTAATCCTTAACGGTAAACTACCGAAAATTGGGACGGTGGTTATTAATGGATAACTTCAATAACAAAATCGGTACTGATTTTATGCGACAAGAAGAAATTAACATTCTTCGTTACTTGCCAGATTTTCTACAGTCGTCTGATACGTTCAAAGAAGTTGCGGACGCACATTCAAAAGAACATCAATTACAGCGTGATAAATTAGAAGATTTATTTAGACAATGCTTTGTTTCTACGGCGACATGGGGACTTGTATTATGGGAATCTGAATTGGATTTAGATACAGACGAAAGCGAAAGCTACGAAACAAGACGTCAAAGAATCTGGAATAAGCTGCAAAGTAAACAGACATCTACATTACAATTTATGACTGATTTACTTAATAAGTACACTACTACCAAAGACGGTTCAATTAATGAAATTTACGACCAGTACAAGCTTGAATACTATATTCAAGACGGTAGTATTACCAGCTGGAAAGACTTACTAGAAGCAATCCAGCAATGGAAGCCAGCACATTTAGGCTTTTATTTTATTACTCATACTGATTTAGGAGAAGAAACGTATTACGGCGGTATTGTATCAGAAGTAGAAGAAATCTATATACCGTGCGATTTAGATTATCAAATCGAAACAGGTGCTACAGCTGGTATTAAGCCAGAATTAGATTTTGTACAGTATTTAAAATCCAGAAAGGAAAATTAGTTTATGGCAATCAACAAAAGCGGAGATTGGAATGTATTAGTCCTTACCAATGCTGGACGCGATATGCTTACGCAAGCACGTGCTGGACATAAGTTATCTTTTACTAAAATTGTAATTGGTGACGGTACGGCTACAGGTACAGCTATAGACCCTTTAGTAAAAATTAAAAGTCCACGTCTTGAATTACCAATCGCCAAAAATGAAACGGTACATCAAGGACAAATGAGACTACAGTTTAGAGTAAGTAACGCAAAAGTAACAACTGGTTTTTATTTTCGTGAAATTGGTTTAATGGCAAAATTGGACGAAGGCGAAGAAGTGCTTTACTCTTATACTACTTGCGGTAGTAAAGCTAAAATGATTTACGATAAAACATATCCAATACAAGAAAAAGTAGTCAATATTGATACGGTTACCGATAATGCAGCTAACATTAGAGTAATCTTAGATATGAGTATCGTTTACGCTACTAAAAAAGACATTGAAGAATCAGTAAATAAGCACAGAAAAGCTACAGAAATCGACCACCCAGACGCCAGCGTTACCACGCGTAAATTAAGAGATAAAGCTGTTACAGCAGCTAAATTAGCCGATGATATTAACGAAAAACTAGACAACGCCTATGTAAAGAAAACGGGCGATACCATGTCTGGAAATTTAGACATTAATGCAAATAACAGTGATTATTCGGCATTAAGACTACATAATAATTCTGGAAGACATCTTTTATTAGAGTCTACCGCCGATACTTCCGCTAATTTCGGTATATTAACATATAGAAATGACAATTCTTCTGATAATTTACATGTATTATCACTACCAAAGAAAAAAGGAACATTAGCAATTACTAGCGAAGTTGTTTCTAAATCTGGTGATACTATGACAGGTAAACTATTAGTTAATAACGAAATTCAAGTCAACGGTAACTGGTCTTTTTTACAAAATAATAATGCTGATTGCACGATGATTCGTAATAACTGGTGGGGATTCTGGACAAGTAAAACGGCTATGTCTATAGACTGGCAAGCTGGCAAGAAAACGCCTCTAGTTGTAATCAACGCCGAAGGACTAAAACACGACGGGAAAAAAATGCTAAGAATTGATGACATTACAGGCGGCAAAGTCGGTAATAATGGTTGGACTAAATTACCTAACGGCTATGTTTCACAATGGGGCTATTATAATTTCCCTTCTGGGCAATCAGAAGCAATTATTACGTTGCCAATTAGCGTAAGTAGAATAGGTACTGTTTTAATTAATGACGTCGGAACTGGTTTTAAGCCGTTAACTGGTAGTACTATCGCTGGTAACACTAGACAGATTAAACTTTATAATCGGGACACAAACGGGACTACTGGTTGTTGGTGGCATTGTGATTGCTGGATATAATAGGAGAATAAAAATATGAATTATATTTTAGGCTTAGATAAAGACGGGGCTAGAATTGCTACTTATTTAGAAAGTTTACACTATGAAACATTAGAACAATGTAAAGAAGAAATTTTAAAAATTGAAGGCGTAGTTAAAGCAGAAGTATTAACCGAAGAAGAATACGAATCATATGTAGACATTCCCGTTTTTGAAGAAGATGTATTCGTAGAGGAAGCAGCCGCCGAAAATATCGAAGTAGATAACGCGACTTTATTAGAATTATTGGCTGATTTATACGAGAAAGTAGAGGGTATCTAATTATGGCAACATTCAAAATTAATCTATCTATGGTAAGTGTATACGCAAAATTAGTATTGCTGGGGAAACGTACCGTAACAGGCGAAGAAGGTAAGAAGCCAGTACCAGAAGAATATGTTTCTTATGTTCTGGAATGGTTAGACGCACACGCAGAATAATATATTTTATTATGAAAGGGCTGGTATATTGGACGATACGCAAGCTTTAATTTTATCTATAGTAGAAGATATTCAATCAGACATGAAGGCTTTACGCAAAACGCAAGAAGAACTAAATACGAAAATGGCTGTAAATGAATCCAGAATTTCTACGCTAGAAAGAGATGTAACAGAACATAATACACGGCTAACCCTCTTAGAAAATAAGGATAATAAAGCGACTGGAATTCTTTCATTTTTCTTGTTTGTAATTCCTACAGCAATCGCTATTGTTTCTTTATTCTTTTAAGGGGGTAATTTTATGAACTGGATAAAAGAGAACTTAAATATTAATGTATTAACCATTATTTTATTTCTGGCTATGTTCGCGTATGGCTGGTATCAGAACGGGGCTAATCAAGCTGATTTTGATTTAAGTATCATTTTAACGGCTTATGGTATCTTATTCAGTAAAGACGTTTTAACACATACCGTTACAGCTATTAATAAGACTAAAACAAGAACTACTACACTAAAGAAAGAAGAAGGTGCTAAGTAA